TATATTTTTGCGTAATGGACTTTCTCAAAGAAATTGTAAAAGAAATCGGTGATGACTACACAAAACTTGCATCCGATATTGATGACACTGAAAAATTTGTGGATACGGGTTCGTACATCTTTAACGCCCTTTGCTCAGGGAGTATATTTGGTGGTGTATCTGGGAATAAGATTACTGCCATTGCTGGCGAGTCTAGTACTGGAAAAACTTTTTTCAGTCTCGCCGTTGTCAAAAACTTCTTGGATTCTAATCCTGATGGGTATTGCCTATATTTTGACACTGAAGCCGCTGTTAACAAATCTCTACTCGCAAGTCGTGGGGTTGACCTAGATCGTACTGTTGTAGTGAATGTTGTCACTGTTGAGGAGTTCCGTAGCAAAGCACTTAAGGCAGTTGATCTGTATCAAAAGAAATCTGAGGACGAACGCAAACCTTGTATGTTTGTGCTAGACTCTCTTGGTATGCTTTCCACAGAAAAGGAGATCACCGACGCACTTAACGATAAGCAGGTTCGTGATATGACAAAATCACAACTGATTAAAGGTGCGTTCAGGATGTTGACACTTAAACTGGGGCAGGCTAACATTCCTATGATTGTTACTAACCATACCTATGATGTCATCGGCGCTTACGTCCCTACTAAAGAAATGGGTGGAGGTTCTGGACTCAAGTACGCCGCCTCAACCATTATCCACCTCTCAAAGAAAAAAGAGAAGGATGGAACAGAAGTCATTGGAAATCTTATCAAGGCAAAGACTGCTAAGTCGCGTTTAAGCAAGGAGAATCAAGATGTTACGGTGCGTCTTTATTACGATGAGCGTGGTCTTGATCGATATTATGGTCTTCTTGAACTCGGTGAACTCGGCGGACTTTGGAAGAATGTTGCAGGTCGTTATGAAATAGGAGGTAAAAAAGTTTACGCTAAGGCAATCTTAAAAGATCCTGAAACATACTTCACTGAAGAAGTCATGGAAAAATTGAACACTATTGCAAAACAAACTTATTCCTATGGAACGAATTGAGACAACTATTCTTAGAAATCTCATTTTCAATGAAGAGTATTCTCGTAAAGTAATTCCATTTATTCAACCTGATTATTTTGAGCAACGCTCTGACAAAATTGCATTTGAAGAGATTGCTTCATTCATTGTGAAATATGGTTCCGCTATAACACCGGAAGCATTAGGTATTGAGATTGAAAATCGATCAGACCTTAATGAAAGCGAAGTCAAAGAAACTAGAAATTTGACATCAGAACTTATTGATACTCCAGTGGATAATCAATGGTTGCTAGATACTACTGAGAAGTGGTGTCGTGATCGTGCCATCTATTTGGCACTTATGGAATCTATCAATATCGCTGATGGTGGAAGTAAAGAGAAGGGTAGGGATGCTATTCCCAGTATCCTTTCTGATGCACTGGCAGTTTCTTTTGACAATAATATTGGACACGATTACCTATTAAATTACGAAGAAAGATATGAGTTCTATCACAGCAAAGAGGACAAGATTCCGTTCGATCTTGAATATCTTAACAAAATTACGAAAGGTGGTCTACCTAACAAGACTCTTAACATCGCGCTCGCTGGTACTGGTGTCGGCAAGTCTCTATTCATGTGCCACCATGCTAGCTCCGTGCTGCTCCAAGGACGGAACGTTCTCTATATTACAATGGAGATGGCAGAAGAGAAAATTGCTGAACGAATTGACGCAAACCTCCTCAACGTCCCAATCCAGGATCTAACAGATCTTCCTAAGGGTATGTTTGAGAAAAAAGTTACAAATCTTGCAAAGAAAACACAAGGCACCCTAATTATTAAGGAATACCCTACTGCAAGTGCACATAGTGGACACTTTAAGGCACTTCTTAATGAACTCGCACTTAAGAAGTCATTTAGACCAGATATTATATTTGTGGATTATCTCAATATTTGTGCCTCGTCACGTTACAAAGGATCTTCCAATATTAATTCCTATACTCTTGTTAAGTCAATTGCAGAGGAACTTAGAGGGTTGGCTGTCGAAGCCGAGGTCCCTATCGTATCTGCCACCCAGACCACTCGTAGCGGTTATGGTAGCTCTGACGTTGACCTTACTGACACTAGTGAATCCTTTGGTCTCCCTGCTACTGCTGATCTTATGTTTGCCCTTATTTCTACGGAAGAGTTGGAACAATTGGGACAGATTATGGTAAAGCAGTTGAAGAATCGTTATAATGATATTAGTATCTTTAAACGATTTGTAGTTGGTATTGATCGTGCTAAAATGCGATTGTATGATTGTGAACAAACAGCACAAGACAATATACTTGACTCTGGACAAGAAGAGGAGTATAATCCTGAGGAGGATAAACCTAAAAAATCATTCGCCGGATTTAAATTCTAATGACCAAACAAGTTGATTTTGATAAGTATCAAAAGTTCGTAGATGCAGTTACTTCAGATCAATCTACAGACTTTGTTGCACTCGCAGACCGTCTAGTAGAACTGGATGAAAAGGGTGCTAATATTGAGCGTCTTCTGACCGCAGGTGTTGGAATTAATGCTGAGGGTGGTGAGTTTCTTGAAATCATCAAGAAAGTTATCTTCCAGGGCAAACCTTGGAACGAAGATAATCGTGAGCACTTGTTTATTGAACTTGGTGATCTGATGTGGTATGTTGCTCAAGCATGTATGGCACTTGGATATTCTCTGGATGAAGTCGTTGCTCGCAATGTCAAGAAATTGGAGAAGCGTTATCCCGGTGGACAATTTGATGTGTACTACTCCGAAAATCGTGAAGTTGATGATCGATAAACTTATTGGATAAATAATAAAAATCATGGGGGGTTAATTTTAGACCCCTTTAGTTTTATGAGTGATTATATTAGTCAACTTATTAATGATTATCATGGAACGGAGTATAAAGACTTCGTTGCCTATGTGTATGGATCTTTGACTAAAAAATCATTTAGATGTAAGGGCAAGTCAAAGGATAAATATATAAAGATACGAGACGACGTTCTTCGTTATATTGCTCTTAACAAGAACGTAATTAGTTTAGAATTAAAGAAATAATGAAAACCTTTTCTGCTTTGAAGAACAACGCCGAGTTCCAGGCGGCAAGACTGGGACTTGTAAGAGGTAATGATAAAAATAGAGGTAGTTGGTACGATAGAAAAACTGGAGAGTTTATTGCTAAAACAGTTGATGGAAGTTTAGAGTTTTATAATAAAGGTCAGCAAGTCGGAAAGCAGGACAGACCTCAAACCGATAGAGAGAAAAAACTATCTCATACTACTTACGCTCCAATCAAATCATCATTTGATTTTGGAACTGCTGGATATGAAAGAGAGTTGAGAGAGAAGTATATCAACGAAGAAATCTTTGCCGTTGGTGATATGATCAGATGTATTGAGAGTAACCAACAGGGTGAAATCATGCGTCGTGGTGCTAACTATCTCATCTGTGTAACTGATGATGATGAGATGTTTAAACCTTGGATTAAAAATGTTTTTGAGAAAGTTGTAAACTATCCTGGACCCTCTGGTGTTCCTTCAGATCAAAGACTTGTAGGGACTGATGCTCACCTTAGGTATGTTGCTCGTCTTACAGGATATAAATTCATAAATAAATATAGGAAAAAGTAAGTTAGTAACACCTTCTAATGACTATTAATATTTCTGAGGAACTTCCAGCAAGAAATAATGCTCCTGCTGTTGCTGCAAAATCCGCTGCAAAACCTGATGCCAAAAAGGGGGATGCTAAAGGTGGAACACCACAAGAGAATTCTGCCAAAAGAATTCGTCAAGCAGTTTATGACATTCGTTATCGTGCTAGAAGAGAAGATGTAGATTTGAGAAAAGCATATTCTCAATATATGGCAAACAGCAATCTGAGTCCACAAGAGAAGACTGCTGTCAGAGAAAAACTGTTTGGTAAACAGGGTGGTGGTGTATCTGAGCAATACTCTTTTTCTAGTATTGACTGGGCAGAAAAGAATTTTGCTGACGCTTATCATAAGGTATTTTTTGAAGGTCTCAAGAAGGAAGAACCTCCTATTCAACTTCCTTATGAGCAAGAACTTGCTGAAGAACAAGAAAGGAAGTATAAGGTAAGAGTATTTGATCCTAATACTGAGAAGTCATACGTTAGATTTGCTACCCGTGAAAAGATTTCTAGACTGAGAGCTAAAGGTCTAAAAGTCGAGATGACTGAGCATGGTGAAGCATACGAGGGTGAGAAGAAGAAGGGTGAACAGACTGCCGCGGCCATGGGTGGTGGTGAGAAGAAAAAGAAGGATGTTAAAGAAGGAAAACTTGATCCTGTTGGCAAGGAAGATGGTGATGTTAATAATGATGGTAAAGAGGATGATACCGACGATTATCTGATGAACCGTCGTAAGGCAGTTGGTAAGGCAATCGCTAAGAAGAAAGGTAAAAAGAATGTCTCTGAACAATCTGCTATTGAACAAATTAAAGTTCTGAGA